TATGCCGGATTGGATGTTGGAACGTGGCCCCGTGTCGTTGGTGGAGCATCAGCAGAAGATGGCGTTCGACAATGGTAGCATGATTACTTCGATGCCTTCGGCGTCGGATCCTGCTAGGGGTGAGTCTGCTTCGCTGGTTGTGGTTGACGAGTGGGCGTTCCTGCCGAACCCTGAGGAGGCGTGGGCTTCTATTGAGCCGGTCGCCGATGTGGGTGGCCGTATTATCGGCCTGTCTACGGCGAACGGGTCTGGTAACTTCTTCCACGAGTTGTGGGTGGGGTCGCAGACGGGGACGAACCAGTTTGCACCCATGTTCTTTCCGTGGTCTGCTACGGAGGATCGGGATGAGTCGTGGTATGAGTCGAAGCGGGAGTCGATGTTGCCGTGGCAGTTGGCTCAGGAGTATCCGACTACGCCTGAGGAGGCGTTTATCAAGTCGGGTAATCCGGTGTTTGACTTGGATGTGTTGGAGCAGATGAACGCTACGGTTGAGCCGGGGCAGGCAGGGTATTTGTGGGAGCCGCATAAGCGGGTTGTGGAGTGGCGTAAAGATGCTCACAGTTTGGCGTGAACCGAAGCCGCATGTGGCGTACTGTATGGGGGTTGACACGGCGGAGGGGTTGGTGCATGGGGATTATTCGTGCGCTCAAATGTTGGATGTGCGCAGCGGGGAGCAGGTTGCGATTTGGCATGGGCATATTCCTCCGGACACGTTGGCTAACGAAGTGTACATGTTGGCGTTGTGGTACAATGATGCTTTGACTTGTGTGGAGTCGAACAACCACGGGTTGACTACGATTGTTCAGTTGCGGCATATGGGTCATCCGAACCTCTTCCGGAAGCGTACTCTCAACACGTCTGTTACGAAGGTTTCTCAGGAGTTTGGTTGGAAGACGACGCGGACGACTAAGCCGTTGCTGATTGACGATCTTGGTATGGCGTTGCGGTCGGGGGAGTTGACGATACATGACCGTTACACGTTGGCCGAGTTGAGAACGTATGTTCGTAGCGATAGGGGTTCGATGGGTGGGTCGCCGCATGACGACCGGGTTATGGCGTTGGCGTTGGCGAATGAGATGCGCCAGTATGCGTTTATGCCTGAGTTTGCGCCGAAGGTGGACGACTATTGGACGGTGGATTGGTTCGCTCGCATGGTTAAGCCGGATGAAACACCGGATTGGAGGATCGGCGCGCATACGGTGCGTGGGACAGTCTGAACGTAGCCTTTAGAGGCTTTATTGGAGGTTATTACCTTGGCAAAGAATTTTGTGTCATTTACGAGCGGTACGGAAACCGTGGATGGTCGTAAGGGCGAGAACAACAAGATGGAGCGCGGCGGGTCCGTTGTGACCAACCCGATTTGGAAGCCTGCGGCTCCCAATTCTCCGAAGCAGCGTTTGGACAGCCCGAAGTACGCCCAGTTTACTGGCGGCTACGGGGAACTGGGCGTGCGTGAGACTCCATTCAACCAGCATGGGCAGACTGGCAAGGTTGAGCCAGCACAGCCTCAGCCGAACCTGAGGGGCCATAACGCGGCTCCGCACACCAAGCGTCCATAACTGTGGCTGTCCTCCCCCGGGAGGCATCCTACGAAGACTTCTGCGATTACATCGTGGAGGTGCGTGGGACTGTTCCTGCTGCTGAGGTTGACGAGTTGTGGACTCGTCGGGGTCGGCTCTTGGGTTTGATGGTGAACACCGGTCGTGGTTACCGTGCCCAGTTGCCGCCTGATGAGCGCCATTTGTCCCGTGAGCAGCGTGGTCGTAAGGTTGAGGCGGAAGCGCGTGCCAATGGTCGCAACATTGAACGTCTGCCGGATAAGGCAACATTCTGATGGCTCGCAAAACGCGTGCTGAGAAGTACGAGATAATCCAACGCAAGTTGGAGGGTGCTGCCCGTTGGCGTGACGAAATGGGTTATGACGACCTGTGGCGTCGAATGAACGACCTGTACCGTGGCAAGCATTGGCCGAGGACCACAGTGTCCAAGGAGGACTTGGTTGCGGTAAATCTGGCCTTCAGCACTGTGAACGTGATCGCACCGTCGGTGTCGGTGAACTATCCGAAGGTTGTGGTTTCTCCCAACACGGAGGAGAACCAAGACCGTGCCACGTTTGTGGAAGCCGTCATCAACTATTTGTGGCGGCACCATGACTTTCGCAAGCCGTTCCAGCGGGCTGTCAAGGACTTTCTGATCTTTGGGCATGGTTGGATCAAGGTTGGTTGGAAGTTTGTTGAGCAGGAGCGTACGCTGGGGGAGCCGGAGCGCGACGAGATGGTTCAAACTGCTGTGCAGGAGATGAATGTTCTCGCTCAGGAGGACCCGTTCGGGGCCGGTGAGTTGCCGGATGACAAGCAGATAGCCAGTGATGTGCCTGTTACGGCTATGACGGTTGTGGAGGATCAGCCGTTTGTGGACCGTGTCTCCCCGTTTGACGTGTTCATAGACCCGGAGGCTACGTGCATGGAGGACGCCAAGTGGGTGGCACAGCGGATTGTGCGCCCTCTGGAGGAGGCGAAGAAGGACAAGCGGTACAAGGCGTCGGCGCGGAGAAACCTGAGCGCGGATTCCCTGCTGAACCCCCTGTTTGCGCCCACTGACCGTCAGGAGCAGGAGGAGTACCTGATAGACGAGGAACGGACGGTCGTCTTTGAATTCTATGACATTGTGAACAATACGATGGCGGTGGTGCCCCAGTCTGGCGACGAGTTTCTGGTCGATCCGACAGCGATGCCGTACGCTTACGGTCAGCCGTTTGTGATGATACGCAACTATGACGTGCCCGACTACTTCTATCCCATGGGTGACTTGGAATCTATCGAGTCGTTGCAGTTGGAGTTGGACAAGACCCGTTCACAGTTGGTCAACGCCCGGAAACGGTATGCACGCAAATACCTGTACCATGAGCGGTCATTCGGCCCTGAGGGCCGGGAGGCTTTGGAATCGGATGAGGATGGCCGGTTGGTGCCGGTGGTGGATGAGAACAAGCCGTTGTCTGAGGTTGTCATTCCGATGCCGCAGACGCCGTTGTCGGCTGACGTGTACAATTTCTCTGCGATCATTGAAGAGGACATTAACACGGTTAGTGGTGTTTCCGAGTACGCACGCGGTCAGATGCCGGAGATTCGCCGTACTGCTACTGAGGCTAGTATCATTGCTGATGCGGGGAATTCGCGGGTGGCGGAGAAGTTGGCGACTGTGGAACTTGCCATTGCGCATGTGGCCCGTCGTGTGGTGCAGGTTATGCAACAGTTTATGACTGGTGAGCATATGGCGCGTGTTGCAACGCGTGGCCCGCAGGACATGTTTATCACGTACGCCCGCGATGACATTGTTGGCGAGTTCGACTTCAGCGTTGAGGCGGGTTCCACCCAGCCGATCAACGATACGGTGCGTAAGCGGCAGGCGGTGGAAATGATGCAGGCCATGGCTCCGCTGATAGGGACGGTTATCGACCCGACGGCGTTGGCCCGTTATGTGTTACAGCACGCGTTCGCGGTCAAGGACCCGGACAAGTTCATCATGCAGCAACCCGCTCAGGGTGCCCCCGTTGAAGGCGGGGGCGCTCCAGAGGGACTGCCGGGTGGGGTACCAGCAGGTGGAATGCCAGCAGGTGGAATGCCAGCAGGTGGAATGCCAGCAGGTGGGCCTAGTGGGCCACCGGTACCGCCGGAGTTGATGAGACAACTCCAAAATCAGATGGGGATGCAATTCAGACCCCAGTAGTGGGACAGTTTGAGACTGTCTAATAGGAGCAACCCTTAGGACTCCGAGGAGAAAACAGAATAATGGCAGAAGATGTTGACGGAACCGTTACGGCGGACAGCCCAGATTCTTCAGTTGAGGTTCAACAGGAACCTGTCGATGGGTCGTACACTGTCAAGGTGGACGGCGTGGAAGAGCAGGTCAGCCTGAAAGAACTTCGGGACGGATACCAACGACAGTCGGATTACACCCGTAAGACGCAGGAGTTGGCATCCGAAAGGCAACGGTTAGAACAGGCTGAGGCGATAGTGTCGTCTCTGGAGTCAAATCCGGAGGATACGCTGAAGGCTCTCGGTGACGCATTTGGTATCTCATCGCCCTCTGACACGGGTCAGGAAACGTCGGACTCTATGTGGGAATCGGACGATGAGACTTCCAAGCGTATCACCGAACTAGAGGGCCGTGTCAAAGGCTATGACCAGTTGCACAAGAGACAAGCATTAGAGAAGCAGGTTTTCGCCCTTAAGGAAAAGTACGGGGCTTTTGACGAGAAGGAACTGTTCCAACACGCTCTGCGAAACAAGATAGGCAATCTGGAGGCCGCTATTACACATATGCGGTACGGAGCGATTGCATCGAAGGCGCAGAAGTTGGAACAGGAACAGAGTCGTTTGGAGGCCAAGCGTGGTGCCAGCGTGGTTGAGCCGTCAGGTTCAAAGCAGGCTGGTTCCTCAAGGAGAACGGTTTCAAAGCCCACGAGTATTCGTGAGGCTTTTGAGAACGCCAAGCGGGAACTTGCCTCATAACACAGAGTGAGGTGAGAGTATATGGCTGGTAACAGCAGTTTTGACGAGATACTTACCACCACCCTGTACAACTACGTCCCGAAACTAACTGACAACATTTTCAGCGCACGACCTTTGTTCTATGCGTTGACGAACGGTCAGACGATTCGGCGTATTTCAGGTGGTGCAAAGATTATTGTTCCCATTATCTATGGGACAAACAGTACGGCTGCTTCATACAGTGGCACGGATACTATTGACACGACTGCTCAGACAGGCATTTCTGCTGCTGAGTACGACTGGAAACAGTATGCCGCCACCGTAACGATCAGTGGTATTGAGGAAGCCAAGAACAACGGCGAAGCCGCCATCATCGACCTGTTGGAAGGCAAAATCTTCCAGACGCAGGAAACGATCATTGAGAACATGAACACCATGTTCTGGGCGGACGGGACTGGTAACAGCAGCAAGGACTGGATTGGTCTGGACCTGATTGTTGGCAAGCCCAACACGTCGCTGGGCGGGATTGATCCGACTGGTTCGGGCAACTCGTTCTGGGCGTCCACAGAGGTAGACGAAAACGGTGCCTTGACGCAACTTACAATGGCAAACGTCTACAACAGCATTTCGGTTGGTAACGATCAGCCGACGATCATCATTACCACGCAGACCCTGTACGAGAAGTACGAGTCGCTGTTGGAAAGTCAGATCCGGTACACTGATACCGATGTGGCCGATGGCGGGTTCCAGAACCTGCTATTCAAGGGCGCACCTGTCACCTTTGACGGGGCTTGCACCAGTGGCGAAATGATGTTCCTTAACACCAAATACCTACAGTTGGTGGCCCACAGCGATGTCTGGTTCAAGCCGACACCGTTCGTGCGTCCCACCAATCAGGATGCTGTGTTCTCACAGTTGCTGGTCTACGGCAACTTGACATGCAGCAACCGTGCCCGTCAGGGATACCTGTTCGGCGCCACGGCCTGATAGACGGTTCGTCGCCACGGGAGGCATCATGGCACGGGGTTTTGCGTACGCATACAAGAAGGGACAGCGCCCCGCAGGTGAACCTGCGGGTAATCATAAGACGCTACATCCCGAAGGTCATGTCGTTGGACAGGACCGGCGTATTCATCGCGTGAACCCCATCCCCCCACATGAGCCTCTCGTGGCGGCACCTTCTGAGGAGACAGTCTCCGAACCAGTAGACGAATAGGGGGCTGCGTTGCAACTCAGCGACATGCGCGACTACGTGCGAAACGTAGTTGACATAGATTCCACTGACATAACCGACAGTACGATGAATGTCTTCGTGCGCGAAGGTTACGACGCCGTGGTCTACTCTGAGAAGCGTTGGCCTTTCTACGAGACAGCGGTTTCATTTGACACGGTGTCGGGTACCAAGGACTATACGCTTGCTGATATTGGTGGGGATAGTTCGACGGGGGTGAAACTCACCCATGATGGCGTCGAGTTCTCTGGTGGTTCGGTACCGAAGTCACCGGGGTTGCGTGAAATAGCCGCAATGAAAACCGGTAACCACGTATTGGAATTCATCGGGTATGACGATGCTGACGTCATCTACCCGCTGGATTCAAACACTACCGGAAACCCGTGGTATTGGGCTGTGTGGGGTGGACAGGGTAGCACCCTGACTGTCCGCCTGTACCCGACACCCGGTTCGGTGAAGACCATTTCGGTGCGAGGCTACCGTAATGCCATCGAATTCGGTGGTGCAGCAGCCATATACCGTACCAGTATTGCCGACGCTGATACCCCGGATTGGCCGGATCCCTTCGATAACGTGCTGTCGTTGTATGCCATTTACCGGGCCTATCAGCAGCAGGAAGACCCCGGGATGGCTAACCAGTACTTCACTCTGTTCCAAGGCGAGTTGGACAACTTGCGGGCACGGTTTGAGGATACTCCGGCACCTCAGCCTCTCCGGTTGAATTCTCGTAACGTGTCACGTTGGCGGTCACAGGTCATAATGCCTGACCGTTTGCGTTATTCGTGGGAGTAGCCGGTGTCGCTTACTCTTGCCGTCCCGGCAGCCCCCACATCGGAACCATACCGGTATCAGGAACAGGCCGATTTCACTGGTGGTTTGAACGTCCGGGCCGACCAGTTCAATCTGGCGGAGAACGAATCACCGGACCTGTTGAACGTGGACGTTGATCCCCGTGGTGGCGTGTCACGCCGCAATGGTACTACTGCTATCAACAGTACAGCCCTTGGCGGTCATATCCGTAACCTGTTCTCGCATTCTTCCACTTCGCACAATCAGATATTGGCTGGGGCGACAAGCAGTTCCGATTCGACATTGCATTATGCCACTACCGGTAACTTTACCCAAATAACTTCGTCGGCTGGGAATATAACCATGACTGGCGCGGTTCCTCCACGGGGTGTTACGTTCAACGACAAGACATATATTGTCAACGGGGCGTTGTTCGACACGTCGTACTCTGCGGTGGTGTGGGAGGGCACAAACAACGCTGACCGGCTGACCCCCGACATTGACGCCTCTGACGGGCATTTCCCGTGCGCCCGGTACGCGACGACATGGGGACAGTTCGTGTGGGTTGCGTACACGGTGGAGTCGGGGACCACCTATAAGAACCGGGTCAGGTTCTCCAAGATTAACGATGCGGAGAATTGGACGGCCACAGACTACATTGATGTTGATGTCGGTGAGGATGGCGACTATATAACGGCGATTCTGCCAGCGGGTGACCGCCTGCTGCTCTTCAAGCAGAACAGCGTGTACGCAATCTATGGGTTTGATCGTGACTCGTTTGAGGTGCGTAATATTACGCGTGTGGCAGGATGCCGGGATGGGAGCCAACCGGCAGCGGCCACATCCGGGGTGTTCTTTTGGTATGCGGAGGACGGCGTGTACCTGTTGACGTACGATGACTTGGCGTGGGCGTTTGAACGGCTCAAGCCGAAGATTGACGACACGTCGGTGTCTTTCAGCACGGCACCTTCTTTGATGTGGTTTGATGAACGCCTGTGGGTGTCAGTTGACTACACGTCAGGAGAGAGCGTTGCTGGTGCCGCGCAGACGAATCGGCGCAACCTGTTTGTGTGGGATCCGTCGTTGGGACCGGCTGGCGCGTGGACCCGATATGATGTTAATGCACGTTCCTTGTTGGCCTATCGGCCGACTGGGGCTGAACATTTCGGGTTGGCTGCTACGTCAGAGTGGAGTGGGACTGCCGCATTTACCCGTGTGGCAAAGGTCGATCAGGATACTGACGTTGACTTGTATGACCCTTCGGGGAGTAGTGAAGAGATTTTTTCCCACTATCAGACGGGGTGGTTTAGCGGTAACAGGCCGACGTTTGCGAAGCGGTGGGGGAAGACGCGAACGGTCATGTTGGCTGACAACACGATGTCTGTGGTAATGAGTATTTACAAAGACTATGATTTGGCATCAGAGGCTGTAAGTCAAAGCCAGACGATTACTGGGGATGCTTCTACTGCATCATGGGATTCGGACCCATCCGGGGACGGAAACGGCGTGTGGGGCACGTCAACATGGGCACCGGCTGCTGGAACCAACGTATACAAGTTCTTCAGGTGGCCCACGGCTGGGACAGCAAAGGCTATTAGTTTGAGGTTTAGTGTCACGCCGACCCCCAGTGCCCGTGGGAAGTGGGGATTGACCAGCGTGGTCGGAATGTACAGAACACGGAGGATTAGATAAATGGCAGACTTGGCGATTACCAACTCGTTTTCTGCGGGCACGGCAATTGTCGCGTCGCAGATGAACACCAACTTTACGGACATCACGACGTGGGCTAACGGGGCTCCGAACATTTCGGCATCCGGTAGCACCACGACGATTGATGGTGCGCTTACCGTGTCTCAGGCGACGCTGCTCTCGGACCAGACTGTGTCCCGTGGCAACTTCAAGGACTACGGTGAGGTTGTAAACGTACATTCCACTTCCGGTGGCACTCAGACGTTCGACCTGACAGCAGGGAATGTGGTTACAGCCACTGTCGCTACTTCGACCACAACCTTCGTATTCAGCGATCCTGCTGCTACTGGGACTTCGTTTTCGTTCACTCTGATTCTTACCAATGGCGGCTCGCAGACAGTGGTTTGGCCCACGGAAGTCCAATGGGCCGGTGGAACGGCCCCAACGCTTACCGCGTCGGGTAGAGATATATTGACGTTTACGACGATTGATGCCGGTGCTGCGACTTGGTACGGGTTTGCTGCTGGACTAGACATGTCGGTACCGTCGTAACATGCCTCTTGGGGCGGCTAAGGCCGCGTTATTCGGTGCTGCGGGTTCTGGCGGTCCGTTCACGGCGTTTGGTGGGATCATCTCCCAGTACGTCGATTCGGGCGACAGCAAGACGTACAGGGTTCACACGTTCCGTGGGTCGGGCAAGTTCTTCGTGTCCAGCGGGTCGGCCAATGTGGACTGGCTACTCATAGCAGGCGGTGGCGGGGCTGGAACTGGCGGTGGAGGCGCTGGCGGTGTGCTGTCCAGTTCCGTGTCAGGCCAATATTCTGTATCGGCAGGAACGTACACAATCACGGTCGGAGCGGGCGGTGGCGTTGGGACTGACGCTCGGGATCAGGGAACAGTAGGAGTTGACTCTGTTGCTTTGGGCTACACCGCTGACGGTGGCGGCTCAGGCGGTGGCGGCACAGGTAGTGCGGGCGGTTCAGGTGGAGGGGGTTACGGAAATAGTGCTGGCGGTGCGGGCACCGCTGGACCACCACGACAGGGGTACGACGGCGGTGGCGCAAATGCCAGTACGGGTGGCGGTGGTGGCGGCGCAAGCGAGGCAGGCAACACCGATGCGATTGGGTACGGCGGTGACGGCGCTTCGCATATCGGCATCACAGAAACGGCGGTTCTGTACGGTGGCGGTGGTGGCGGGTCGTGGGGAGTTGTCGGAGTCGGTGGCACAGGGGGCGGCGGTAACGGTGGTGACGGCACAGCAGGTCATGGTGCTGTCCCGAACACGGGCGGTGGTGGCGGTGGCGGCGAGATTAGCGCACCGACAAAAGGCGCCGATGGTGGTACTGGTATCTGCCTGATCCGCTACGACACGGGACTCACCTGATGGCTGATCCCGCATACATCGTTGACGGGGTTCTCACTGACGGTGAGGCATGGGTCGCTTTAGCGTCCAATGAGCCTG